ATGACGATTTACCATTTTAAACAACAAACTATGCTAAGTGAAAAGCCTAAAATCAATTTATTGCCTATTTACGTGATGTTTAAGGACTCCAAAAATATTTTTGGTGGTAATGTATACCTAGAGGTGAAACAAGCCCTAGAAACGTCTGATATTGCGTTAAGACGATTATTCAAAAGTTTTGAGGATAAAAAAATGACTGATAACCCATTGGCAACATTAACAGAATCGGCCATATTTTCGGTAACAGAATTAGAGTTTTATGTTGATACTATTGATGATGAGGTTACAAAATTAAAGCATCATAACCAGCTTTTAAAACAGGAAAATACAAAACTTAGAGAAGAGAATTATAAATTAAAATTAGAGAATCAATCTTTAAAGTTTTGATATTAAAAAATTATTATTAATATTGTAAAAATAAACAACAAACTAACAATTATGACACAAAACAAAAGGCTGCTCACCTATCTAGAGCAAGGTAACAAGATTAATCCTTTAAAAGCATGGCAAGAGCTAGGGATATACCGCTTAGCATCCAGGATATGCGACTTAAGAAAAGAAGGCAATGAGATTAAAGATGAATGGTTAGAAGTTCCTAATCGTTTCGGTGAATTTGTACGAGTAAAACAATATTATTTATAATTAAAACAATCAAAAATGGAAAAGTTAAAAAGAACAAAACAAGCAAAATTATTTAATGACAAAATTGAATTAATAACTTTAGATTCTGTAATAGGCTCTGGATATGAGGAGGATGTTGCAAAGTTAGCTATTGAAGATAAAATAGCTTATCGAGCGGCCCGTAAAAATATGCAAATACACTCAGCTATTATATTAAAAATTAATGAAGAGTTTGCTGGTTTTTTTACGTTTGAAATTAACCACGATGCTAAGGAGTTTTGCTTATTACAGTCTGCAATGTATCCACGTTTTAAAGATGTTGAAATATATTCTACAATGGTAGATAAAATTATTGAACATAATACCTATGGTTATCCTATGATAATGACAGTTTCTAAAAAACATGATTTAGAAAAACCATCAGTATTTAAAAATTTAGGTTTTAAAACCAACATAGATAAAAATGATTTTGTTTATATGGTTTACGGTGAATTATCACAAGTTAGATTAAAGTTATTAGCACATACAGCAATGACAAATCTATGGAAGTCAACATCAGGACTATGGTTAAAAAACAAAAGAGAATGGAATGAAAAAATAGAAGATGCTGGAGCTAGGCATAATGTTTTAAATCCTAAATTTGCAAGTAGAGAGGGTTGTTGGCAAGGTTCAGCGGGTTTTTCAAATGTTGTTTTATCAAAAAATGAAATAAAAGACGGTAAAGTTGTACACAACAATAAAAAGTCTTTAAACGGAAATGCCTCAGTATTAGACCCGACAGCTTGTGAAATTATTTTAAGAATGTGTATGCCTAAAAATGGTTGTAGGGTTTATAATCCTTTTGGTGGTGGTGTACAAATGGGGTTTGTAACAGGCTCCCATAATTGGGAATATTTAGCAACTGACATTAGGCAGAATCAAGTAGATGCCAATAATAAAATATGTTCAGATTTTTACCGTACGAGATGGATTAAAGCGGATAGCTCAACTTATCAACCTAAAGAAAAATTTGATTTAGTTTTTAGTTGTCCTCCATATTATAGGGTTGAAAAGTATATTGATTACGATGGATTACCTCCAGAAGGTGAAATAAACCACTTAGGTAGTTATGAAGAGTTTAGAGATACACTTTTCGAAGGCTATAAAAAAGCAATAGAAGCAATGAATGATAATACTTTTTTTGTAGTTATGACTGGTGATAGTAGAGGTAAAGATGGTGCTTATTATGGCTGTGAGGCTGAGCATGAATTGTTTTTTAAAGAGCAAGGATTACACATTTATAATAAAATAATTTATTTAGAAAGTGAGTTTACAAGATTTAGTCAAGCTAAAAAAACACTACATAATAGAAAGTTTCCTAAAGCAGACCAAAAAATTTATATGTTTTACAAAGGAGATATGAGCAAAATAAAAGAATTGTATCCTAATATTGGTAGAATGTGAGAAAGTATAAAAATGAAATATCCCTCTCTAATAATGAGAGGGGTATATGGGATTTAGACACTATCAAAGGTTGCAAATCTGGTATGTCTTTAAATAAAAAAGGTTGTTACGGTGATTGTTATGCTTTTAAAACAGCAAACAGATATAAAATAGATTTTAGTACATCAGTAGAACGAAAGTTTGTAAATGAAGCTCATAGATTGCAAATAATAAGGCAAATTGAAAAAATAGATATGCCTTTTATTAGAATTGGTTGTAGCGGTGACCCTTCTGAAAACTGGCAACATACAATTAATATTATTAGCGAATTAAAAAGACAAAAGCAGTTATCATTATTTGATATATCTAGTAACAAAAAAATAGTAATAATTACAAGGCATTGGAACACATTAACGGATAATCAATTAAAAGAAATTAGTAAATATAATTTAGTAATAAATACATCCGTTTCAGCATTAGATAGTGATGAATTAATAGAAAAGTGTTTAAATGAATATAATCGAATTAAAAACTATTGTAAATCTATTTTGAGGGTTGTTACGTGTGATTTTAACGAAATGCACCCAGAAGGCAAAAAAAGAGCAGAAATTCAACGTAAATTATTAAAAAATAATAACATAATTGATACTGTTTTTAGACCATCTACTAATAATCAATTTTTAGTTAATAAAATTATAAAAGCCAAAAAAATGTCTTTTATGGAGTCTAAAACTCTTTTAAGTAAATACAATAAAAAAACATTTATAGGCAAGTGTAATAAATGTATTGAGCAATGTGGATTAAATGTATAAAATGCAAGAATTAATAGCTGACAATTACCAGAGCATAATAGATAGGGGTTTTATTACTCCTACTACTACGCTTTTTGAGTTTTTAGATAAGCTAGATGAAGAGGTAGAAGAGCTAAACAAAGAGGCTTTAATATCTAAAGAATGGAGTAATTTACCTGAAGAGTTAGCTGATGTTATATTGGTATGTTTAAACATGGCAAAGCATTACAATATTGATATTGAACAGGAACTAAAAAACAAGATTAGAATAAACGAGTACAGGGCAAAACAGGGAAAATAATTATATTTGTAATCAATTTTTAACTTTAAATAAATCGCTATGAAAAAGGTGGATGCAATCATCAGAAAAGCTCAATTTGATGATGTTAAGTCTGCACTCATGGATGTTAAGGTAACTTTTTTTAGTTACTGGGATGTTACTGGTGTGGGCAATGAGCAACTCGATATGCGTTATCGAGGGATTGAATACAGTACTTCAGATATACAGAGGAGGTACTTATCTATTGTTGTATCTGATGAGTTTTTGGATAGAACAATAAAAGCTATTCTTGAATCTGGTAAAACAGGTAATATTGGAGATGGAAAAATATTTGTATCCAATATTGAAGAGGCTTACAGGATTAGAACTGGTGAACGTGGTAATCAAACTTTAAACTAAAAGAGAGATGGAAATGTTAACAGTTAACAATGTATGGATGATGGTCTGCACTGGTTTAGTGTTTTTCATGCATTTAGGTTTTAGCTTATTAGAAATAGGCTTAACTAGACAAAAGAATACAATTAATATTTTGTTCAAAAACATTTTTATTATTTGTATGGGGTTATTAGTGTATTACATAGGTGGTTTTAATCTCATGTATCCAGGTTTTGAAGAGGGTAGTATGGGAGTTCTTAAATTCGCTGGATTTGGAATTGATGCACCTGTAAACGGTATGACTGCTGATTATGCTGATGGTGGTTATACTTGGTGGACTGATTTTCTTTTTCAAGGAATGTTTGCTGCAACCGCTGCTACAATTGTATCAGGAGCAGTAGCTGAAAGGATTAAGCTTAGTAGCTTTATGATTTTTAGTGTTATTTATGTTGGATTAGTTTATCCAATAGTAGGCTCTTGGAAATGGGGAGGTGGTTTCTTAGATAACTTAGGTTTCTATGATTTCGCTGGAAGTACTCTTGTTCATTCAGTAGGTGGATGGGCTGCTCTTATTGCAGTATGGTTATTAGGTGCTAGAATTGGTAAATTCAAAAACGGTAAATCAATACCTATTTTAGGGCACAACATACCCTTTGCTACTGCTGGAGTATTAATACTTTGGTTAGGGTGGTTTGGTTTTAATGGTGGTTCAGTACTTAGTGCTAACCCTGAGCTAACATCTTTAACTCTTGTTACTACTTGTTTAGCTGCTGTTGCTGGTGGTATTGGTGCTGCAATTACTTCTTTTATTAAGGACAAAACATTTGATTTAACAATGTTTTTAAATGGTATTTTAGGTGGTTTAGTTGCTATTACTGCTGGAGCAGACTTAATGAGCCCTAACGAATCTGTTTTAATTGGTATCATTGGTGGTATTGTGGTAGTGTTTAGTGTTGCTTTATTAGATAAGCTAAAACTAGATGACCCCGTAGGAGCAATTGCAGTTCATTTAGGATGTGGTATCTGGGGAACATTAGCAGTAGGTATCTTTGGTAGTATGGCTAGTGGTAGTCAATTTCTTACACAATTAACTGGAGTAGGTATCATTGGAGCTTTTTGTTTAATTAGTGCTTTCTTAATTCTATTTACATTAAAGAAAACAATAGGGCTAAGAGTACCAAAAAGAGAAGAGGTAGAAGGCTTAGACAATGCAGAGCATGGGATGTCAGCTTATCCAGATTTTAGATTAAATCAACATTAATAATATAGAGGGGTTAAAAGCCCCTCTTTTAATTTCAAAAAAAATGAAAAATATATTTACACTTTTATTAGTACTTAGTACATCAATTATTTTAGCTCAAGATAGCTTATCATCAAAATTATCATTAGAGGGTAGTATTGATACATATTACAAAAGAAACCTTAGCACAAATACAGATTTAGCTCCTGCTACATCATTTGCTAATGGTAACGGGTTTAGTTTAGGAATGTTTAATCTTATCAGCTCTTATGATACTAAAAACACAGGTTTTGTTGCTGATTTAGTTTTTGGACCTAGAGGTGAAGATGCAGTATTTTTATCAACAGGTAGTTCTAATATAATCAATCAACTTTATGCTTATTGGGATGCAAGCGATAACTTAACTTTCACAATGGGTAATTTTAACACCTTTTTAGGTTATGAGGTTATAAGCCCTACTGGTAATTTTAATTACTCAACTTCTTACATGTTTAGTTATGGTCCATTCTCTCATTCAGGATTAAAAGCAGATTTTAACCTATCTAAAAACCTCACAGGTATGTTAGCGGTTTTAAATGCTACTGATGCAACAGATTTTAACCCTACTAATTTTAATACTTTAGGAGTTCAACTAGGTTATAAAGGTACTTACTTAAATGCTTTGTATGGAAAACAGGATGCAAGCTTAGAGCCTACTTTTCAAATAGATTTAACAGGTGGTTATGACCTTAGTAAAAAGTTTTATTTAGGAGTAAATTCTACATACAACAAAACTGATAAAGATGGTTTTTATGGAGTTGCTTTATATCCTCAGTACAACTTAGGTAAATTAACTGCTGGGTTAAGAGGTGAGTACTTTGCAGAGATTAATAATGGAGTAGGTGCTATTGGCCCAGATGCAAATGTTATAAACTTTACTACTACTTTAGATTACGCTATTGAGAATCTAAATTTAAAGTTAGAGTATAGATTAGACAAAGCCAGTGAGCAAGTATTTCAACAAAAGGATAACCTATCTAGTATAGTACTAGCAGCGGTTTATTCTTTTAATTAAAAATGTGCTTTTTAGAAGATTACATTGATGATTTAGCCATAGATTCAATCATTGATAGCAATTTAGATTAATTAAGACTCCCTCATTTATTGAGGGGGTTTTTTAAACAACTTAAAAATGAGTGATGTAATAACTACTAAAGAATTATCTGCTGTAAGGCAACTAGGATACGATGATAATATAACATATTGCAAGGTATTTGATTGGTTTAGGAGAAGGTGGGGTTATACATCATGGATTGAGAAAACAGGAAAAGAGTACAATTATAAGATTTATGCTAGGGGTGCTTTTCATAAGCCAATTTATACTGAATCGGAATCCTCATACTGTAACAACTATGAAGAGGCACAAAAAAAACTCCTCAAAGAATTAATACTAATAGTAGATGAAATTGAAAAATAATTAAATTTTATTATATTAGGTAAAATGGTTGAAGTAGGAATCTTAAAAATAAAAGATGTATTTTATCATAAAGGGCATGAGTATAAAGTGTTAGAAGATAGCAGTACTTTTATAATTGCAAAGAAAATACCTAATGATGGAATAACTAGATATTTCCTTAAATCAATCAAAGTTGAAAAGAAGTTAAAAGATACTTTCTGGACTAAGAATCCAGATTATGACATAACAGATAGATGGCAAGACCGAGTAAAATAGATAGATTTATTGAAGTTGCTAAAGATGTACTTTTTAGGGATAAGTTAATGCTGTTAACTTATATGGAATTAGTATATGAGGTTAATAAAAGGTTAAAAGAAAAAGATAAAATTAGTTATAGGACATTTGCTAGATGGAAAATCAATAATGAAAACCATAAAATAATTAAGCATTATGTCAAGTAAAATGGGTAGGCCTCCAAAAATAAAAACATTTATAAGCGTAGCAGAAGATGTGCTTTTTAGAGATGGTTTAATGCTATTGACTGATGAAGAATTAGTGTTTTTAATTAATGAAGAATTAGAACAAAAAGATAAAGTTTCTGATAGGACATTTGCTAGATGGAAGGCTAAAGAATTTAATGAAAATGATGACATAGGTAAGACTTTTGTCATGTTAATAAAAAAGGCGTTGATAATTCAAAAAGAAAACTTGTTTAAAAAGTTCTCTAATGATGATAGAGCATGGCAAAGATGGGCATGGATTATAGAGCGTAAATTTTCTGAGTGGAATCTTAAAAATATCAATGAAAACAAAAATGAGAATACTCATACAGGAGAGATTAAGATAAACTATAACCTACCTAATGGAGATTAATATCAATCCATCTAAAAAACAACATGAAGCATATTCTAAACTAAATGATAACACTACTAAAGAAACTCTTTACGGTGGTGCTGCTGGTGGTGGTAAATCATGGCTAGGCTGTGAATGGTTATTAGTAAACTGTTTACGTTATCCTAAGACTAAATGGTTTATAGGCAGAGAAGAGTTAAAAAGGCTTAGAGCTTCTACATATCAAACACTATTAAAAGTACGGCAACATCATAAAATACCCCAAGATTATTGGAGGTATCAGGGCCAAGATAACTACATTGAATTTCCTAACGGCTCAAGAATAGACTTACTTGATTTACAGTATAAGCCATCTGACCCAATGTATGAGCGTTTCGGTTCCCTAGAATATACAGGTGGCTGGATAGAAGAAGGAGGTGAGATAAATTTCGGTGCTTATGATGTGCTTAGAACTAGAATAGGTAGATGGTATAATACTGAATACAATATACTACCTAAGTTACTTATAACTTGTAACCCTAAAAGAAACTGGATGTATGAGGAGTTTATCCAGCCATACAGAGCAAACAAGCTACCCAATACTCAGGCATTTATAGAAGCATACGTAACTGATAACCCATACATAGATAAAGAGTATATTATTAACCTTAAATCTATTAAAGACCAGTCTAAAAAAGAGAGGCTTTTACTAGGTAATTGGGACTATGATAACGACCCTAATAGAATCTACTCAGATGATGGTTTAGATAACTTACTTACTAATGAATTTATACAGCCTGAAGGCAAGGCTTTTATTACTTGTGATGTTGCTAGGTTTGGAGCTGATAAGACTGTTATAATGGTTTGGCAAGGGTTTGTCCTATCTGATATTCATATAATAGATAAATCTGGAATTGATGAGGTTGTATTGACTATAAGACAAATGGCAAACAAATACAATGTTGCCCGTAGTAATATAGTTTTAGACCAAGATGGAGTAGGTGGTGGTGCTGTTGATGTCTTAAAAGGCTCTAAAGGTTTTACCAATAATGCTAAAGCAATAGTTAATAAGTTTAAGAATGAGAACTATAAAAACTTAAAGGCTCAATGTTATTTTAAGAGTGCTGAGAGGGTTAATGATTATGGTATCTATATTTCTCCTAATGTTGCTAATAAATGCTGGCAAGAGTTAAAAGAAGAGCTTGCAAGTATCAAACAGGCTAACCCAGATAATGATGAGAATAAACTAGGTATAATTGCTAAGGATAAGATTAAAGAGAGCATAGGACGTTCTCCAGATTATGCAGATTGTTTTATGATGCGTGAATATTTTGAACTTGCTAAGAAGTCAGTTAGAGCAGTTGCATAACTTTTTTTGTAAAATGTTTTATTTGTATTAATAAATTATTATATTTGAATAAATCAAACAGACAAAAGCATGAAAGTATTTAAAGATTTACCTAGAACTAATTACATGAGTTTAGCAGACCAAGCTCAGGATTTAACAACAGAGTATTTAATTCAAGAAGTTATTAAAACTGATTTATTTAAAGTTGCTAAAGCTTTTTTATCAGAATTAGAAAGTAGGATAGGCTCCGAATTATCTGAAGATGAGTATTTTGATATTTTAGATAAATGTAATCCAACAATCAAATAACAGCCATAGTTAACCAACATGAAAAAGGATAAAAGATTCAAAATTAAGCATGAAAACAGTTTTATGTTTCTACTGGTGGTATTATCAATATTTACGAGCTGTTTATTCTATTGTGAGAAGGCTTATTTATTCATCAAAAAGCTATTTAAGAAATGAACATTAATAGCAAAGATTATTTATTAGATAAGCTTATAAGGTTAGAGGTATCTAATTACAGAAGAATAGGATTATTAACAGAGGGTAGGTATAAGAGAGAGCCTTTAGGATACTTTCAGGAGCTTAGAAGTATTTACAGCCAGTTAAGTAAAGAGGATATTAAACAGCTTATTAATATTAAGCCTAAGAGCGATTCTTTTAAAAAGTAATATTAAGTAGAACAAGTTTAAAATTATGGCATTAAGAACAGATATTAAAAATGTTTTTAAAAAAAACACAGGTATAAAAACAAAAAAAGTAGTTACTAAAGCACCTAGAATAACACTTAATAATAAATGGAAGGTTTACACAATCGAAGTTTATGTAAAAAATGATAAATAAACTATGAAGATAAAATTTTACGATGAGGAAGGTGTTGTTATACACGAAACAGAAAATAATATTTTATTACCTAAAAAAGATGATTTAGTTTATCTAAAAAATCAATTATTTATAGTTATGTATTTATGTTATGATTACGATAAAAATATTGTTGAGGTAAATATGGAAATCCAATAATTTTATGGTTCAAGGTTGCAATTATAACCTTTTTAAAAAATTATTATATTAGTAACATGGAAAAGAAAGAAGTAAAGGCTAAAAAGCCAGCAGCAAAAAGAACTGTTAAGAAAGCAGTAAAAGCAGATTTACAAGATAAGCTAATAGAGATAGCAGACTTTATTGATAACACAATAAAAGAAGAGCGTAACAAACAGCTTAGTACTGTTGCTTGTGCTAGGCTAGGTAAGATAAAGCAAGATTTATTATTTATCAGCAGAAATATCATTAAATAATGATAAACGTAACTATCCTCGATAAGCCATATCAAATACGTAATAACTGGGATGATAATACGATAAAACACATGGGCCTAGCTCAACAATATATTGATGCTATGCCTAAGTGGTTATCTAATTACATTTATTCAGATGAAGATGAGCCAGTAAGCGAATCTAAATTATTAGACTTTTATATTGACTGGATAGAGCTATTCAGCGATATACCTAGAGAGTATTTAGAATCTGAGATAAGCGTAAACAAAGCTGATGAGTTAAGCCTAATTGAGATATTTAATTTAGTTGCTAAGTTTCTAGGGGAGCCATCACAGGATGATATAGGTACATCTGATACAATTACTTTAAATAAAAAAAAGTACGTATTAATTAAATCTGTTAAAACTGCTGGAGGTATTGATAAGATGTTAGGAGGTGCTACCTATAAACATTTTTCAGAATCACAAGCATTATCTACTTTATTTCAATCTAAGCAGTATAGAAAATGGAACTACCTTAGTAAAATCACAGCAATACTATTTAGAGAAACAGAGGATGAGCAATATAATGAAGATATTATAGACATGAGAGCAAAGGCCTTTGAGAATCTTACAGTATCTGAAGCGTATAAAGGATATTTTTTTTTGCAAGAGCATACCAGCAAATTACAAAAGTCTATGCTAACATCTTTAACGGCAAAAAAGGCAAAGCTACGAACACGAAAAGCGAATCTATTGTTAAGAATCTTTTTTGGCAAAGCAAAGCTTATAAGATTGCTGAAAAGGGTATTTTCAACCAAGAAAGCAAAACTCCTCTAGATAGTGTTTATAGTACTAATATGTGGAAGGTGTTAGAGTTTATCAGTATAGAAACAGCAGAGGAAACGTATAAAGCAGAATTACAGCAACAGGCTCATGATGATGCTGTTAAAAAACAGCGTAAGAGATGAACAGAGAGGAGTTTCTAACTGAGATTTTAGAAGCTTGTGCTTTCTTTCATTGGGAGTTTTACGGTGCTTATAAGCATTACCAGATAATAGCAGTTACCTCCAACTTCATACAAATATCGATTATACATTTTGAGGCCAAAGAGCAATGGGCTGAGGTTGTAGACTTTGACAATGATGAAGGATTAATTGATAAAATGTTAGATAAATTGTAATTTTTTTTAAATTTTCTTTGTATTAATTTTTTATTACACAATAAAGTTCTTATATTTGAAGTATGAACAACAAAACAAACAAGATGAAAACTTTAGAATTTTACCAAAATGCAGATTTACAAACTTTAATTCCTACAACTATGACGGCAAAAGACAACACTAAAAAAGTTGTAATGATTCCAAAAAATGAATTATGGTATGAATCAAATATTTACAGCGGTCATAAAAAGTCTGGATTTAAAATTGATAAGTTATTCAAAGCTTTAGATAGTAGAGGTTTAAATTATAAAAGTGTTAGCTATCCATTTATTTAAAATTAACAACAGCCCTACGGGCCTTTTAAAAACAAACAAGATGACAATTAAGAACTTTATCACAGGGATGATTATTATTTTTTCAGTATTCGCAATGTTTATTCTAGGCTTAATATGAATTATCCAAAAATACTAATAGGCTTTCCTACCTCATCAGCTAAAGATTATTGCTTTGATGATTTTGTAAAACAGATAACTACTTTCACCTATCCCTTGTATGATATTTTTGTAGTAGATAACAGCAAAGATAAAAGCCATGTTAGTAAGTTTCATGAAAGAGGCATCAAGGCCGTACATGAACCTTTAAACGGTGACTTTAGAGAAGAGTTAGCAAGGCATCAAAACATTATAAGAGAATACTTTTTAAATGGTGACTATGATTACCTAATGATGATTGAAAGTGATGTATTTACTGGTGAATGTATTTTAGAAAACCTTGTAAGCTATGCTGAATGCTCTGGTGCTGGTGCAGTTACTTGTACTTATGCAATCAATAGAGTAGAGCCTACATTGTGCTTAACCTCAACAAGTGATTATAGGGCCGTTAGGAGTGAAAAGATTTTAGAGCGTTCTCATGGTATTGATATTATGGGGCAAGGTGTTTTACCTCTTAATCAATTGTTAATAGACCCAGATGCTAAGATAACAGCAACAGGTATTGGATGTACTTTGTTTAGAAGAGAGGCCCTAGAGCTTGTAAGGTTTAGAGTGGATTTAAACTTAAACAAAAGTGCTTTTAGTGATACTTTTATATTTACAGATATGCAGAAGTTTGGTTTTAAGATATTAATAGATTCAAACATTATTTGTGAACATAGGAAATGATTGTTAAAATAGTATCATGGAAGAAGATACAGAGTACTTTTTTTTAGTAAACAAAGAAACAGATAACGAAAACGAGTTAATAAAAATAGGTGAGGATTTAATGGGATGGCAGATAGCCATTGGAAGCATACCTGAAGATGCAAAAATAGAAATGATAAAACACAATTAATATGTTAGCAACTATCCAGAAACTAGAAGAAGAATTAGAGAACTATAAAAAGAGGGTTAACTTTTTAAGGCAATACATAGAACATTTAACACAATACACCGTAAATAGCAAAGGTAAAAAAGTTTATAACAGTTTAGATGATGTAGATAAGGCATACAGGCTCCAGAATGAACTGGATTTTAAAAAGAGTTTAATTGAGCAAAGAAAAGCACAAATTAAGCAGATTACAGAGCAAGAGGAGCTAAAAGAGAAAGCTAAAACAGAGATGCCAGAGCTACTAGAGAAGTCTAAAGAAGTTCATGATATGATGCTAGATGATTTATACAGGTTAAAAGGTTCTAAGAAAACTAAAGAGATTAAAGAAGCCATTAAGATGGTAGAAATGCAAGTTGATGAGGTGAGTGATTTAATAGATGGTATTCAAAAGAGGTTTAATGAGAAAAACTATACTCAGGTGTTAAATGACTTTAGGCAAATTAATAACATTTTAAAACTAAAAGATTGACTCCATTACTAGTATTATTTTTATTTGTGTTAGTAAATTTGATATGTAAATTCATTGGAGATAATATAAATAAAAAGTAAACCTTTATTAAAAAAAATTGAGAGTCAAAAATAATTGGCTCTTTTTTTTTATATTAGTAACATCCACACATGAGCTATACAATTAAAAGATATGGCTACAATTACAGATAAAACAGATGGCATTGAGATAGTAGATTCTCATGGAGATACCTATTTCATCAAGTATGCAAATGTAAAACTCATCAAGAGTGCATTAACCCTTTCTATTTATGATAACTCAGAAAATAGAAGAGGAGCAGATGCAATTAGGGTAACTCATGCAGAGGTTACAAGCCCTAGTACAACAGATTTAAATGATTTATACACAACTATAAGAGGATATATAGACTAATGGCAACAATAACTAACTTAACAAGCGGTATAGAGATTAACTACGGTGGTGCAGTAACCTATATCAAGCATGGAAATGTAAAGCTTTTAAAAAGAGGCACTAACTTAAACATCTATGATGATTCTGATGATGATGGTAACCAGAGAGGACAAGTATACATAAGCATACCTTTTGCAGAAGTTACTAGTCCTAGTGAATCTGATATAGATGCTTTATATGCTACTGTAAGAGGTTATATTGATGTTTCATCTGGTGGAGGTGGAGCTACTCAGTTGAATGATTTAACAGATGTTACTACTGGTTTACCAGGTACTCCTACTGAGGCTGATAGTGGTAAGATTTTATATTATGATTTTGATGCTGGAGTATGGCAAACAGATGATGCTATAACTGCTGGAACTAATGTAATTAATGGTAAAAAGGCTAGTGCTGGTACAATTACAAAAGGTAAGCCAGTTTATTTAGTAGGTTTTGATTCTGACTTACATACAGTAGAAGAGGCTAATGCTGGTAGTAGTTCTACTATGCCTGTTATTGGTTTTGCTGCTGAGGATATGGATAATACCAACTCAAAACATATTATAACCTTTGGTAAGTTAACAGGTGTTAATACATCAACTTATACTGTGGGTGATATTCTTTACATGGATACTTCTACTGGTGCATTAACTACTACCAGGCCTACTGGTGAAAGTTCATTAATACAAAGGATAGCAAAAGTTTTAAAAGTAGATGCTACTGGTGGACAGTTATTTGTTTTTAATACCGCTAGAACTGCTGGATTACCTAATATTGGGAATAATAAATTATGGGTAGGTGATTCCAACGGAATACCTCAAAGCACTACAAAAAAAGCGGTAAATACTGTTATAGATAATACTATATCTAGTTCTGCTACATTAACTCCTAATATTGATGAATATGACCAAGAAACTATAACGGCATTAGCAGCAGCATTAACTATAAATGCTCCTACTGGTACTGCTTCTAATGGTATGAAGTTAATTATAAGAATAAAAGATGATGGTACTGCAAGAGCAATAACATGGAACGCAATTTATAGAGCTATTGGTGTTACATTGCCTAGTACTACAACAATTAGTAAAACATTATACGTAGGTTGTGTTTACAACGATACAGATACTAAATGGGATGTTATAGCAGTTAAAGAAGAGGCATAATTATGATAACAATTATTTCAAAAATAGAATTAGAGGGTACTGATAATCTTAAATATACTGATGTTGGTTATACTACTGATACGAGTATAATTAATGAAATTAATGAGGCTTATGATAGTACTTTAGGCAAGTTTCTAGGAGAAAATAGAACTAAATTAGAGATAGGTGAAGTATCAATAAGTACTTTTTTTGCTGGTACTTCATATGTAAATGAGGCTAGAACTCAGGTAGATAATATTGATGGTTTTAACCTTGTAGAGATTACTAACATAAATCAATTATAATGGCAGTACCAACGAAAGGAAATACTACAAGTGCTAATCCTACTCCCGGAGCTAATTTTAAAACTCAATCGCATAACCATAATACTGGTAGCAATGGGTTGATTATTGCTCAATTTACAATGAGTAATACTAGAACATACTCTAGTTGTACTTATGGAGGCCAAGCTATGACTCAGCTATATCAAATTAATAGGAGTGGCCTTTCTCAAAGAATGGCTTTTTTTTATTTAGAAAACCCTCCAACAGGTAACAATACTTTAAGAGTTAATTTTAGTGGTTCACAATGGAATCCTATTAGTATTCATATTAGAAGCTTTACAGATTCAGCTGGTGTAGGTGCTAGTGCTAGAAGCGGTGCTTCAACAACTCCTAATACTAAAGATTTAACTGTTGAGGATGATTCATTAATAATGATAACCTCTTGTAGTATTAATGCTATCCTTACTCAGCAAATACCAACAGGAACTAACAGAACTTTTACAACTCATAACACTAATAGACAGGTAGCAACAGGAGCCATTAGTGCTAATGCTGGGCATAGTGCTGGTACAATTTCTTTGCGTTCAACTTCTACTAGTGGTAGTGTATCATTAGATAGAACAGAGATAAAAGGGCTTAGTGCTTCTCCTGATACTAGTGGAGGGGACTTTTTTGCAATGTTTTAATTATGGCAGTATTTAAAGATATAATAGATGAATTTAAAACGGTTGCAGATGCTTTTACATCTGTAAGTTACTTTGTCTATGATAGGGTTAGTAGAGTTAACGGAAACCTACAAAATAAGGCTTATCCAATGATATTAATTAACTCTACTCCTAACTTTGTAAGAGGTGCAAATAATAACAGCTTTTTGCCTAGAGGTAAACAATTTACCTTTAACATCTTTTGTTATGGAGATTATAACAGTGCTGAAAGAGGTACTAAGAGCCTACAACAGAAGCAAGGAGAAATAGACAATATTTTAGACCAGTACATAGCAGAAGTAATGAGAAGAAACATAGACGGCTCTAATGGGTTTAGTATTGTTAATAATACTGCTTTATCTGGTTTCTTAGCTCATGATGTTCATAATGATAAGCTAGTACAAAGCACATACACAATAACAGTAGAATTAGATAGTAATTGCACTCTAGGCACATTTAGTTACTGATGGTTGATTTTAACAAAGTAGGTAAATTGATAATAGCTTCTTTACAAAAGGAGTTAATTCAGCAAGGGCATCAAGCTAGTGGTAATTTAGTTAACAGTTTTGAGCAAAGAGTTATTGAAGTACCTAATAGCATAGTTATTGAGATTCTGATGGATGAATACGGTATTTATGTAAATGAGGGTAGAAAAACTGGAGGTAAAAAAGTACCTATTAATGTACTAGTAGACTGGATAGAGCGTAAGGCAATTGTTAACGGTGATAAAGAGGTTAAGAGTTTAGCCTTTGCTATTCAACAAACTATTTATAAAGAAGGAATACCTACAAAGGGCAGTTTTAAGTTTAGTAATAATGGCCGTAGAAAAGGATTTATAGACTTTGTTATAGATAACAAATTAGATGGCGCTATAAGCGAATTAGAAGAGCAAGTATTTGAGGGCTATGATGAAACGATAGCAACAATGGTAAAAGATTTTAATAAAGTAAACTAATGGCAATAACATTAACAACAATACCTAGTTTGGGTTATCCTCATGCGGTGATGGGTAAAGATAAAATTGTTACTAAATGGAGTAGTAATAGTGCGGATATAGTTAGCTGTGTAATAGAGGTGCTAGTTAATACTGTTAGGATAGGTGCATTTAGTGTACAGCCTGACAAGGGAACCAGTGGAGCTAGTAGTACTTTTACTTTTGTAATGGATGAAACTTTACAAACTCAATTAGATTTTAAACTTTATACAACGGCTTTAAGTACTTACGATTTAGATACTGATAGCCTAAAAGAGTTTAGTGCTAAAATATATGAGGTAACAGAAAGCGGTGGAGTTTTAACTACTGCTTATGACCCAGATGATGACAATAACCCTAACTCTGATGCTAATTTTGCTCAGGATAGAATTGTTTACAATGCAACAATAGATACTTTAAGTAAGAGTAGTTTTGATGTAACAGATTACCAGTTAACAGCAAATACAAAGAAGTTTTTAAACGATACTCCTAGCACTAAAAATATAGAGCTTTCACAGAGTGAGTATTTAGGTATTTTATATTATGATGGTAACCCCTCACAAGCCTTTAAGGTTGAGTATCTTACTTATGATGCTTCAGATGCTTTGTTAAATACTGATTACATTAATATTACTGATTGGGATAGTGCTTTTCCTGGTACATGGTCCAAAGCGTATGTAACTATACCAGTAGGAACGGCTAATCTTATAGCTGCTGGAATAAGTTTAACTAATGTAGCTTATTATACTGTTAGGATTATTAACACTAGTGGAGATGTAAGCGAATTAAAGAGGTTTGATATAGTTGATTCATGTACACATGATGTACGTATACATTGGCAAAATAAATACGGAAAAAGAGATAGTTATACATTTAAAGGAAACAAGCAAGAAAGTTTAGAGCATGAAGCTAGTACTTTCATGAAGGCTAAAGGCTTAACATATTCAAGTGATGCAAGAGGTATTAGTGTAATGCAGAATACACTAAACAATACTTTTACAGCATTTAGTAAATCTATTGGGAGAGCAGAGTACCATTGGCTAAGTGATATGTTAATTAATAAGAGGGCATGGGTAGAGATAGATGGTAATTATTTTCCTATCATTATAGAGGATGGTACTTTTTTTAAAACTGATGAGAGAGATATGCCTATCCAGTTTGTATTAAATTATAGTTTAGCGAATCCAACAAAAGGCCTTAGAGGATGAATGAGGTAATAATTAGAATAATAGATACTGCTAATAATGTAGAGGGCGATTTAGAGTTAGCTAACTTTAATGATTTCCCTTTAGCTATTACTAAGGGTATTGTTAATCTGGATAATTTAAAAGAGAGAACAGGAACCTACACTAAAACTTTTAAAGTACCTAATACTAAAAACAATGCTATTCTATTGAGTAGTGTTGATAATATCAATAGTAGAAAGGATTACAGAGATGCACTAAATAGAAAGCCTTGTATAATATTAGTAAACGATAATCCGATTGAGCATGGTTTTGTACAGGTTATAAAAGCGTTTAACAATTTTAAAGATGGCTATTTTGAATTAGTTTTTTATGGTGATAATATAGACTGGGTTAAGGATGCTAATAATTTAAAATTGAATACTATTATATGGACAAATAACAATATAGTATTTAATCAGAGTAATATTGATACGATTAATAACCTAACCTATTCTAGTACCGATATAGCCTTTCCTTACATTAGTAGAGGTGGAAATGCTATAACAGATGCAACTAGTGTTACTGATTACATACCATGTATTTATGTTAAAAACCTTATAGAAAAGTCTTTTAATTCATTAGGATACACAGTTGTAAGTAATCTTTTAACAGATATAGGGAGTATAGTTTGTGATTTAAGTTTAAATCTAAGCCAGTTAGAAACTAATGTAGAAGCTAGTAAAGCTAGGGCAACAATGACTATCCCTACTTTTGTAAATGTAGACCCTAATACAACTAAAAGAATAATATTTAATGATGATTCAACTTTTCCTAATGAAGATGAAAACAATTATTATAACAATACAACAGGAATATACACAGTACCAACAACAGGAACTTATGCAATAACTGTACTTGTGAACAGTTTTAATACTGGTGCTGATGCTGTTGGTGAACTTAAAGTAGTTAAAAACGGTGATAGTACTACATCTATTGGTACTGGCTCTGTATTAGATATTGAAAACCTACCTACAACAGGTAATATTACTAAGACTTTTAATGTAGAATTAAATGTAGGTGATGAGTTAAGTATTTACATAAATCCTGATGAATTTAGTACCAATTTAATCACTTTTGGTAGTGGTACATATTTTAAAACACAGTTAACATCAGAAATTGATATAGGCTCTACATTTGGAGTAAACGGTTTAATACCTGATAGCGTTAAGTTTTTAGATATTCTTAATGATATTACTAGAATGTTTAACATTTACTACTGGACTGATGTAAAAACTAAAACAGTTTATTTTGAGCCTAGAGATAACTTCTTTAAATCTAAAACAGAGGCTATTGATTGGAGCGATAAGCTAGATATTTCTAAAAGCTATAATGTAGATTATGTTAGCTCATACAAAAGAAGTATCAATTTCAGTTACAAAAATGATAGCAATGATAAGTATTTAGAAGAGTGGAATATTTTAAACAAAAAAACATACGGTAAATATACCCATGAATTGCCTAATAGATTTTCTAAGGGGAATACAAATATAAATTTAGATTTCTTTTCTGCTACGTATGGACATAAAGCTTTAGAGGTTAGTGATGATGTTGGTTTTACTACTTTAAAAATATGGAATGAGTATAAAACAGGAGGGGCTACTCCTGAAGAGAAAAACAATAACTACGAGCCTAGAATATTTTGGTATAAAAACGGTACACAAAATAGCTCAGATGGTTATTCTAGGACTATTAATGTAAATGATGGAAGTAATACAACTAGTAAACAAGATATCCCTTATGGTGTTTTTGAAACGTATTACGATATAGAGCCTCCTACTCCTAGCTGGAGCTTAAACTTTGCTAATGGGCTTAAGGCTGATGGCTCAACGGTTGAAATAGGATTATTTGAAAGGTTTTACTCTAAGATGTTTAAAAACATTGAGGAGGGTGGTAGAGTTGTAGCCTATTTTAATTTAACATCTACTGATATTCAAAACCTAGATTTTAGAGATTTAATATATTTAGAGGGTGAGCCTAATGTAAAAGGGTATTACTTAATTGAAAAAGTAATTGATTACAACCCATTAAATACTGAATTAACAAAGGTTAGTTTATTTAAGTTTGAAAATTTAGGTAGTGTAAGTATTGATGGTAGCCAAACAGGTAATAACGATGCTGATACTGATGATGGCTTAACCCCTCCAACATTACAGCCTATTTATGTAGAGGATGGAGTGCAATTAATAGAGGTAATGATTGAAAACCCAATAACAGGAATTTTAGAACCAGTTTATAAATAAGACATGGCAGAAAAGGT